AATTAATTTAGGACGTCAAATATTTTTTTAGGTCATAATATTTTTTAGATCATAATATTTAATAGACCAATTTTGAAAACGGACTTTTCATTTTTCTTCCCCTTTTTTTTAATTTCCATTTCAATGTTCAAAACGGATTTTTTATTTTAGGATGTAAATTAATTTAGGATGTCAAACATATTTTTAAGGTCATAATATTTTTTAGATCATAATATTTAATACACTAATTTTGAAAACGGAATTTTTATTTTTAAGATGTAAATTTTTATAAGATGTAAATAATATATTAAGCATCATAAAGTTTTTTAGGTCTTTGATAGAATGATTTTAATTATATGATAAAATATAATTAAAAAAATTTAATTGTTATATTACTTTCTTTATTATAATTTATTTGTTATTTTTTTAGGTAAATTATTCATTAATTGCCAAAACTCTCTATGCGGCGCTGATTTAACTTCTCTATTTATATTTATTAATTCTTCAAGTTCTTTGATTTTTTTATTTATACTTATTTTTTCAGTTTTACTTGACGTTTTAAGTTTATTTTTAAGGTCATTTTTTTCTGTATATAATTTATCTTGATAATTATTAAGTTTTTTTAACTTTTGTTGTTTAATTTGTAATAATAAAGTATTAGATTTATCAGATAATGAATCTCCTTGTTTTGTTTTAATTAATGAAGTATTATCTGATTTAACTTTTATAACACTATTACCTTTTACTTTTTTAAAATTACCAGTTTTAGTTAATGTGTCTATTAATTGCGGAAACCCATTGTCCATTTTGACTACTTTATCAGGTACAGTTATGATTGCTGTATTTTCTAAAAAATATTTATTAATAGCATCTTTAGATATTTCTTTTTCTTTTTTTGCTTTTGGCATTATTTTATAATATAATATTATATCATAAAATAAATATTTTAATAGTTGAATAAATAAATACCCCTAAAAATTTATTCAACTATTAAATATATTTGTTCTAATCTTTTAGCTCTAGTAATCATAACATATAATATATTGTCAGTAAATAAATTGTTTAAATTAATATAAATTTTATTTTCAAATGTTAAGCCTTGTGATTTATGACTTGTTTGGGCATAACCTTTCATATGTTTTTTTTCATCAAAATCTTTTACATCAATTATTGCTGTTTCGTTTTTTGCATATTTCTTTGTAGTAGTTTTATACATTATAACCATTTCATTATTAAAAGGTTTTATTTTATCATTTATTTCATCTATGAATTTATTAACACTACTTAAAATTTTATCTTTATTTCTATAAGTTTCAATAACAGTTTTATATTCTATTGTTCTTACTTTTTTACTATTAATTAAATAATTTTTAATAAATTCATTACTTTTACCCCTACAATTTTTTAATATATTATAAAATTCTATATCATTATTTTGTCTGTGATTTTTAGTTAAATGTAATTTATAACTATTATTTATTAAATTATTATCTAATGCTTCAAAAAATTCATTACCAGTTACAGGTTTTAATTGATAACTAAATTTATTAACAATATCATAATCACCAACAATAAATAAATTGAAATTATTTTCATTAGTAATTTTTAAAATTTGTTTTAATTCTGCACTATTTATCATTGTTGATTCGTCTAGTATGATATTTGTATATTTTACAAATTGTTTTTTATTTGCTCTATGTGTATCTTCCATTTGTGTAAAAGCCATTATGAATCCTTGATAAGTATTTAAATTAATATCTTTATTTTGTCTTTGTAATTCATATAATAAACAATTTGATGGGACTAATAATAAACTATTATATAATCGTTCATCTTTTGTATCAAACTTTTTTAAAAATTGAGTTGTTTTTCCTGTTCCTGCTTCTCCACTTATAAAATTAATTTGTGTATAGTTTTGCTTTTGTTCTGATAATAAAAGCATATCATTATATTTAATTTTATTTTTTAAATTTATATAGTTATTATAATTCCAATCTATTAATATTTCTTTTTTATCATCTTTTTTCCATTCTCCATAATCTTTACTAAGTTTAATATTAAATGGTTTTAATGCATATATCGCATCTGCTTTAACTTGTAGTAAATCATTAGAATCAATATCTTTAACAACATCAATAATATTAATTAATGCATATGATAAAATAACACTTGATATATGTGCTTTATTGCTTATACTGTATTTTTTAGTTTTTAATGTGATAATATTATCTTTTACATATATTTTATCATTGTTGTCTAATTTACTATTATAATATAACACATCTTTTACATCTTCTTTATTTTTAACTTCATATGATATTGTTTTATATTCACTTTGTGAGCTCATAGTTCCTATGATTTCATTATAATATTTATTATCAATTATTTCTTTACAAAATTTTAAATACTGGTTTCCGTTTGCTGTTGCTATTGCTATTAAATCAAATGTTGTTATGATATTACTATCAATGCAATATTTTAAAAAAAAGTTTGTATAAATATTGTTATTTTTAATTACATTCATATTTTTAATTGTTTCATTTATTATAATAACATTATTAATTTCAATATATGATATTTTATCACTATTTAACATTTTATTAATATATTCTTTTGATGGTTGTATATCAACTTTATAAAAATTAAATTTATTATCTGGTATTCCCATTTTTTTATATATTTTACCACTTGGAGTATTTTCATTTAAAAATCCTATAAAACTTTTATTATTATCAATACCATAATATTCTATATCTCCGTTATATGCATTGTTGTATTCTTCTTCTTCGTCTTCGTCGTCAATATCTAACAATGATTTATTAGATCTTTTTATTGTAACATTATTATCATATTCATAATTTATTTTATTTTTTATTGATGCAATATTATAAGATTTAAATAATGATTTTATTTTTGGTAGATTACTATATTTATATAAATGATGAACTGAATTATTAATAAATTCAAATAGTGTTTTATCGCTATCATCAATATAATTATTTATTAAATTATTATCTTCATTAAATTTTTGTTGATAATAAGATAATTCATTATAAATATAAAAATTTTCATCATTAACTATTTCATTATTAATTTTAACTTCTTTATAATATAAATTTAATTCATCATAATAATATATTATATCTCCTTCAATATTCTTTTTAAAATATTTAAAATCAGATTTATTATTTTGATAATGATTCATTATATTATCAACAACAATTAAATTTTTATTTTTAATATCTTCAATTTCGTTTTCAATATATTCTCCAATATGATTTATATATGGTGTTTTTAATGTTATTGTTTGTTTATTGCTTTCTACATTACTTGTGTATATTTCTTGATTTGCTTTATTAATGATATTTATTTTAATTTGTAGTTTCTTTTCAATATTAGGTATATCATTCATTGATACTCCACTATTAAAATATTTATCATTTAATAATTTTATTTTATTTTCTAATATATTAATTGTTTCTTGGTTTTTAGTTCTTTGTCCTTTTTGTAATTGTTCTACAATTGATTTTAAAAAACAATTAATTTTGCCATATCTAAATTGATGGTTGTATTGTTCTGGTTGTTGTAATGGTATTAATTTAAATTCTGCTGTTACTAATAGATTACCACTTGCAACACCTCTACCTATTGCTACATATAATGCGCTTTTATAGTCTTTTTTTCTTTGTCCTGTTATAATTTCTGATAAATCAACACTTGATGATAATAATGAAAAATCGGGATCTGGTATATATATTTTATTACCATTTGAATTAAAAAATTCACCATATACATTAACTATAATATTATGTGTTTGTAAAATTCCATTTGTTATTAATTTTCCTAATTTACTAAAACCACCTAATATTAAATTATCATTTGTATCAGTAGTATTATCATAGTTAATAAATCTAATCGTTGGATTAATTTGATCTGCGTTTATTAATCTAATTAATAAAGTTACAACCTCTAATTTAAAAGTATAATAAATATTATCATACACTAATAAATTGGCTTTTGATTGTTCTATTAATTGATCAATTGATATTTTAAAATTATTATATTGATTATCACTCATTTTATTTTTTTGAGTTTCTAAATATAACAAACATTGTCTTTTAACAATTTCATATTTATCATTTAACTTTTTATAAATATTTTGTAATTGTGTTAATGTTTTATTATTGATATCAATATTAGACAATAATCTAATTTTACTTTTTAAAAAATTGGCTTCTCTTAATATTTCTTCTAATTTTTTATTTATATTGTTTAATTTTACTAATGATAAATCTTCATTCATTAAAAATCTATTATCATAAAATTTACCTTGTGTAATAATACCACTATTATATAATCTAAGATTTAAAGACAAAATAATGGTTTTTAGTGATTGTTGTTTTTCTAAAGTTTTGTTTTTGCTCATATTTATATTATACTATAATATAATATAATATAAATATTTCTTTAAATAAACTTAAATAATTAAATTAAATAATTAAATTAAATAATTAAATTAAAATAAATAATTAAATTTATTTTAAAATATTGTAAAATTATATTTGTTCTTTTTGGTTTTTTAATTGATTATATTTTTCTAATGTTAAATAATTTCTATCTCTAATTAAAAATGAATGATCTAATTGATTTAACTTAATATCTAAGTCATATATTTCAATTGCTAGTTTTCTAATTTCTCTCATTTTTTCAATTTGCATATCTAGTAATATACAAAACTTATCATTGCTTTTACTATTAATACCGCCATTATCATTACATTTATTATTAATATCTGGATCTATTATTTGAGCTGCTTTTGAACATACCCTAGATTTATAATGTTGTTTTAATCCAAATGAATTAACTTCACAATTACACCTGTCACATTTAACCATTAGTTTTTTATTTTTATAATATTCTTTAAAGTATTCTTTTTGTTTTTCGGTATTTTGCATTTTATATTATTATATATTATTACTATACATTTTATTTTTTTAAATTAAATTTAATTAATTAAATAATTAAATAAAATAATTAATTAAATTATTTTTATTTACCCTTCATATTTTTTTTAATTTCTCTCATTTGGGATTGAAATTGTTTTTCTGTTAATTGACTATATTTATTTACCATTTCTGTATAATTTGATGCGGCTTCTTCTGGTGTTAAGTATGTTCCGATATGTTGCTTCTTATATCTTGCTTTAAACTTATTTGGTCCTACTAATGAACCATCATATGTAACACCAAGTGGCAACTGTCTATTTATATTTCTATCATTATATTCTTTAAGGTCGTTAAGTTGTTTTGTTGTTTGGATTTCTAAATTAGTTTGTGATTCATTGCTTATATTTGGCGCATTTATAAAATCTTCTTGTTCATCTATATCATCTCTATTTACCTTTTCTAATACATCAATATTATTATCTCTATTAACGGTTTGTAATAATGTTTCATTACTATAATCTGTTAAATCTCTTTCTAAAACTCTTGGTTGAATTTCGTCATCGAATATTTGTTGTCGCATTGGTGCTTGATATATAGGTTGTATGATTGGTTGTTGTTTTTGTATCAGTTGTTTTAATAAATTATGTGTTTCTACATTTTCACCAGTCTTTTGTCCTTGCATAGAATTATATATAGGAGTTGGAATACTAGGAACCCCAGAACCACCAGAACCACCACCAGAAGTAGTAATATTGATTTTAACTGATTGTTTTATTTTATTCTTATCTTTTTCTTTTTTTTCTTTAGTTGCTCTCATTCTAATCATTCTTGGTTTTTTCATTTTCTTTGGCATATTATAATATAATTATATGTTAGATAAAATTATATTATTTATTAATAAAATACAATATTCGGTTTAGTTTTTATTGGTTCTGTTTTAATTGGTTCTACTACCTTTTTTATTTTCTTATCTTTTTTTATAATTATTTCATCTTCTGAATCTGATTCAGTAGGTAATACAATTACTTGTTGTTTTTTTGCTTTTTTTGGTTGAATTATTTTTATCGGCTCTTCATCCTCTGAATCTAAGTCTTCAACTCCCATTTCTTTTTTAATCTTAAGTTTTTCTTTAATTATTTTATTTGCTTTTTTTATTGCATACTTTGATTTTAGTTCTTCGTTTCTTTCTCGATCATTAATCCATTTTTCAGCTAATTTTTCCCGACCTTTTTTTAATGCATCTTTTGTTTTATCACTTAGTATCCTTTTTTTATTAGCAACAATTATTGAATCAGTATCTGATTCTGATTCTGTTGTTGTTGGTTGTATAGTTGGTTTTAATTCAATAGGTTCATTAATAGGTTCTATTTGTGGTTCAGGTTGTATATCTGATGATGGTAATATTTCGGCTATCACTTCTTTTATTATCTTTTTTCTTCCCATTTTGATTCTAGTATATTATTACTATACATTTTTATTTTATTAATTGGTCAAATTTAATAAATTAATCAAATTAATCAATTATTATTTTTTATATAATTAATTGTTTCATTGGTAAAAAAATTATCTAGATTTAATAATATAGAATCTAATGAATAGAAAAGCAGAAAACGAATTCAAACAAATGGTTAAATTAGGTATTCCAGAAGAAACAGCCAGAATGATTGCTATGTGCAAACATAATCCAGATTCAGAGGAATCAAAAGCATTAATAGAAGAAGAAAAAGAGATTCAAAATGAAATACAAATGTTTATATCAGAATTCAAAAAAATAGAAGAATCAAAAGAATCAGAAGAATCAAAATTTAATTTATAACATTATATATATATGGATCAAGTTATTAAAAACGCTAAATCATTTTTAGGTAATGATGTTATTATATTACCATCTACTAGAAAAAATAAAAAGTTTATGATTTTAAAACCTGACAATAAATATGTTCATTTTGGAGATAGTAGGTATGAAGATTTTACACAACATAAAAATAAAGATAGACAACAAAACTATTTAAAAAGAAGTAGTAATATAAAAGGTAATTGGAAAAACAACAAATATAGTCCTAATAATTTAAGTATGAATATTTTATGGAAATAATTTTATTATATAGTTATTTATATAATAAAATGATTAAAACTAAAACTAGACAATTTAATATAAGTTCTAAAGGTGCAAATAACGGATCATATAAATCCGATGTAACAATAAGCTTACCAGATTTACATTTCAATGAAAAAGACATAACAAATGTTTTATTTTCTGTGGATCATTGTGAAGTTTGTAATTCATATTATTTAATAAATGAAAATAATAATGATATAGTAATCAATAATATAATATATAGTGTTCAATTTGGTAATTACAATGTAAATAATTTTATTACAAGTTTATTATCAGTTATTCCAAGTGGTTTTACTATAACATATAGTAGTATTACAAATAGATTAACATTTAATTATACAACTAATTTTACTATAAATGCAAGTAATACAAACTGTACTATAAATAATATTATAGGATTAGGTAATATTGATTTAACTAGTTTATCAAATACTTTAACAATGCCATATGTAGTTAATTTCTTACCATTGGCTAGAATTAATTTCAGATCAAATTTTTTTAAGTTTAATAACTTTTCAACAACAGATAAATCAACAGATATATTTTTAAGTTTGCAAAATAATGCAGCACCCATTGCTCCCATATATTATGTTAATCAAACAAATACAAGTTTTATAATAAATGATTTAAATATTACTACTATAAATATTAATGTTACAGATGATGACAATAATTTAATTGATTTTAATAATGTAGATTGGTATATGACATTTACCATTAAAGTAGATTATAAAGATTTAAATGATCCTAATAATTCTTTTTTATCTATAGTTAAATCAAACAATATAAATATATAGAAAAAATAAAAATCTAAATCTAATTATATAATAAATATAAAATATGAATTTTCCAACTTCTTCAATCGGATTACCACAAAGTTTAAAATATGATTTACCACCAAGTTTTTCAGATTCAGCAAGAGCATATTCAGTCAATATTGCGCCAGATGGTATAACAAGTGTTACAGGACCAGTTCCGCCAACTCCTGTTTTTGTTCTTAATCAAGGACAATATATGGGACCTTTTAATTCTCAAATTGTTTCATTTACTATTCCAAGTGGTATGTCACAATCAGTTTTTTTAGATCCGTATTCAACCACTTTATCATTTACAATGTCATACACACAAACAACACAAGGAGTGGCGGCAGCAGGAACATACAATTTAAATTTACAAAGTTCAGCAGCTAGTTGGTTTGACACTTTAGTTCTATATTCAAATAATACACCTATTGAAACTATAAATGGATATGGACAATTACAAAACTTTTTATTACAAAACTCTGTTAATTATGCAGAAAGATTTGGTGGTATCAGTGTTTGTATGGGAACTGATACTAATGGTTCAAATGGACTTGATTTAGCTTGGACTGGTGCTGCAACAACTATTTATAGATATAATTTTACTATACCTTTATTGTCAATCATTGGTGCTAATTATGATAAAATGTTTCCTGTTGGTAGTATTAATAACTTACAATTACAAATGACCACCGCAAATCAATTGCCTATATCGACTTTTTGTCAAACAACATTACCAACAACTCCTCCTGTATTAGGTGCTTTTTCATTATCAGAATTTACATTAAATATGAAATATATTGATATTGGCGATATGGCTTCACAAATATTAAACCAAACCTTACAAGATGGTAAATGGTTTTTAAAAGGCACCACTTATACTAATAGCTCTGTTAGCATTCCTGCAAATGTTAGTGGAAATCAACAGTTACTTTTGCAAATTCGCAATACTTCTGTAAAATCTCTATTAAATACATTTTCAATTACTGGTACAGGTACTACTGCATATGCGATATGTCCAAATGCATCGTATGATTCTATTTGTCCAAGCTTAACATCAAGACAATGTCAAATCGGAGGATCATTTTATCCAAATAAACCAATAAACGATCAAGCAAGACCAAGCGAAGGATATCAATATTTAATTCAAGCATTAACTCAAGGTGGAGGTATTACAAAAGCATTTGGAACCACTATTAATAGATATAGTTATTGTGTATCTTTAGCAAATCCTACAGGATCTGATTCAACATTTGTTGTCCCCGCTAGTGGAGTTCGTCCAACTCCAACAGGCAATGATGAGGCAGCGGGTAATAGATCTATTATTAATTATCCTAATTCATTCTTTTGTGGATATGATTTAGAAAAAAGTGCTGGTATATTATTTCAAGGTATGAATACAAGAGCAAGTCCTCCGTTTCTCAATTTATTTATTGCTACTGCTTCTGCTTTTACTGTGAATGTTAATGCTTGGGGTATGTCTGATGTTATATTACAAGTTGATACAATAGCTAAACAAATAACTGCTTTTATTTAAGTATAATAATATTATCTACATTTAATATATAATTGATAATAATGTTAAAATTAAAAAATAATAAAAGACCACATTTAAACATTCCTTCATTTAGTGTTGATAATAAATTAAAAGATAAGTTAGACAATATTGAAATATTTAAACTAATGAATAAAAGTCATTTTGCTTTATTTCTTGGAAAAGCTGGTTCTGGTAAATCAAGTTTAGTTATTAGTTTTTTAAATAGCAAAGATGCATTTAAGAAATGTTTTCATAATGTTTTTTTATTTTGTCCTACAAATTCAAGAAGTAGTATCAAGGATGACTTTTGGGAAAACAATTTAGATGCTGAACAAATATATGATGATTTAACTATTGATAATTTAATTGATGCTTATTCAAAAATAGAACAAGATTCATTACAAGGTTTTAAAAGTTTGATTATATTGGACGATGTTCAAAAGAATTTAAAAGGTGATTGTGAAAAGTTTTTATTACATATAATAAATAATCGTAGGCATAATAGAATATGTATATGGATTTGTTGTCAAAATTATAAAACAATACCTTTACAAGTTAGATTAACATTAACTGATTTGTTTATTTTTAAAGTTGGAAAACAAGAAATTGAAAACATATATGAAGAATTAACAGAAATAGATAAAAATAAATTTAATATAATAACTAATAATGCATATAATAATTTAGGAGACTTTTTATATTTGAATTGTTTGACACAAAGATTGTTTAATAATTGGGATGAAATAGTTTTATAATAATTTATTATCTAATGTAAATTATATAATATAATAAAAAGAATGGGAATCAAAGAACTATTTAATAAAGCTGGTAAAGGTGTAAAAACCTTATTTAAAAAAGATGGATTAATACAATCAACATTTAATAAAGGTGTTTCATTTGTGAATGATGCTTCTAATAAATTTGATAAAGGTATTGGTAGTGCTTTAAATCTTGGATCTAGGATTGGAGAACTAGCAACTAATGTTGCTCCAGCATTGAGTGCTATTAATCCTGAATTAGGATTAGCAGCAATGGCAGTAGGTAGATTAGCAGGTAAAGCAAATAAATATGTTGGTGATGTAGCAAATAAAAAACAAGATATTGTAAATAAAGTGATGGATGTTAAAAAAGGTATAATGTTACAAAAACCACAAATGGAAAATAATCCAGAACCTGAAATTAATTTTGCTTAAATAAATATCTAATACAAATAAATATATAAATAAATAATGTCAATTAAAAAATCATTTAAAATATTTTTAGATTCTAATAATACTGATTCTTGGGTTGGATCTTTATATAAAGCAAATTTTTATGTTGATTTAAATCAAATTATAAGAGATGCTAACGATTTTAGAAAAAGTTATAATATGTATTGTACATTTATGTCAGAATCGGCAGATAATACAGCAAATAATATAAATTCAACAAATGTTTATACATTACATATTGATATGGGAAAAGGTTTAAATGTTTATCAATATAGATCAATAAAAACTCCTAGTTTTTTAGTGCCTGTTCAAACAATACTAAATGAAGCAGCAGCAAACCAACCATATACATATTTTAATTTACAAGATACATTTCAAAGACCAACATATATAGATAATATTTTAAATCTAAATGTTATAACATTAAATATAATTAATACTTCTACTAATGCTACTTTTGTACCTGGTGCAACTGTTTGTAGATATGTTTGTGTTTTAACATTTGTTGAATGCTAATTTAATTATATAAATATTTGTTTATTTTTTCTATTTTTAATTTATATTATAATATTAATATAAATGTCAAATAAAAATATTCTTTTGTATTTAGTATTTATTTATAAATATATTGTTAAATTATAAAAATAATTTAACAATATATATTATAATAAATGTCAAATTATAATTTTTCAGTAACCTTAGACGGTTTAAACAATATTAATGCTAATGATATTGATACTGATAATATTGTTACAGATTATTTAACAGTTAATAAAAATAGTTCAGTACCATTAGTAACACCATATACAACAAATAGTAATCAAATTGCTTCTTGTGCTTTTGTTCAAAATGCATTGACTACTAATTTAGCAAATTATGCTTTATTAAATCCAGCAACACCACAAACATTTACAGGATCTCAAAACTTTCCAACACAAGCAACAACTAATAATACAACACTTGTAGCAACTACCGCATATGTAAAGAATAATTTATTAAACTATGCATTATTAGGTTCTGCTAATACTTTTACAGCAAATAATACATTTAATGCAATAACAAATTTTAATGATACATTAAATATTAATTCAACAAGTACTCGTTTTAGTTCTGGTGCAAATGTAACATCAATAAATCAGAATGGTATAGCATTTAGTATAAAAAATTTAACTAATAATAATAGTATTAGATTAAATACAAGTAATAGTTCTGGTGTTGGTCAAGATAATGTTTTTGCTTTAAATGGTAATACAGGTGGATTACAAGGTGATAATGGCAATACAATTGATATCACGGGAACACAGGCAACAATAGGCGGAACATCAGTACCAAAAATAACAACACAACCTTTAACAACTTCAAATACAAATGAAATTGCATCAACTGCTTTTGTTAAAACTAATTTATTAGATTATGTAACATTATCAACAAATCAAACAATAACAGGAAATAAAACGTTTAATGGAACAACAACACTTAATAATTTGTTTGTTTCTAATTATGTTGATTTAACTTTAACTACTTATGAAAATCAATTCTATGGTGATATATATGGATATAGGGGTGTTGTTTGTCAAAATGGTTTTTATGTTAAAAGTAGTCCAGGTGCAGGAGCAACCACTTATGCATTAATTGATTCAACAGGTAATATATCAACAACATCGACAATAGCTGCAACTGGTAACATTTCTACATCATCAAATATATCCGCAAATTCAATAACATTACCAACTAATTCAATTAATGATTCTTATTTATCTTCAAATGTAGTTTTAAAAAATGGAACCCAGACATTTACGGGTGTTAATACATTCAATAATTTAACGGTTCATAACGCAACACTTAAAAATTTTCAATCAACCCAGGCAGTTTTTCCAGGTGATTTTAGAATGTTAGATTCTACACAATCATTTTTAACTCAAATGTACCAGGTCGGAACAACTTGTATAATAGATGCGCCATTTACTTCATCAAGAATCGGCTTATCTACAAGAAATGCTGCTAATGTTGGTTTAAATAATTTATTAATTGAACTCGGTAATCATATAGTTTTACAAGGTTCGTCAAATGAGATTGATATACTAGGTAATGCTATAACACTTAATGGCGTATGTACTTTTAGCAATGTAACAACACCAGTTATAACTACAACAATTCCAACTGCGGATAATAGTACTAAAATAGCAACAACAGCATTTGTTAAAAATCAAGGATATGCATTATCAACCGCTCTAAATAATTATGCATTATTAACACCAACAGCAAATCCACAAATCTTTAATGGACAACAAAAATTTAGATCATCTGGTTCAGATTTACCAATATCTATAGGTTCAACTACTGCGGGAATAGTTGGTGGTGGTGGTTTATATGTAGCAACTGCCGCGGGTCAATATAACCCTATAGTTAAAACAAATGATTGTGTTATATTGGGAGTTGGTGGCGCTATTGATAGTGCAAATACAAAATTGACTTTGACAACTTACGCCAGCGCATCAGTAGGAATACAAATGGATATTGGGAATATGACATTTGACGGTGGTATAATTAGGCAAAACTCACCATTTAATTGTGGGTATTCATATTTAGGCACACCTGTAACTATTAAAGGTTTTTATGATATAGGTTATAATTGGACTATACCGTATGCTGCATTTACAGGCGGAGCTTGGACTGGAACATCGGCAATCTATAATATTTTAACTTTAGCGTGGGATGGAACTGGTAATAAAAGATTAGGTGTATGGCAAGTTGACATTGTTATAATGAGTAATTGTACTGGCGCACCATTATTTAGTCTATCTTGGAATGCAGTAAATGCTACAACTATGCCGATAACTAGTTATTGTGTTGTTGTAAATAATGCTGGCGCTTTTTCTTCTGGCGGTGTGCAAATTGCTAGGTTAAGTTTCGTACTTAATGTAGTGAATTTAACAACAACGTATTATTTGAATTCATATTTAACAGCTGGCGCGGGATTATCGGCAAACACTACATCAAATATTACATTTACGAGAATTGCATAATTAAAAATGTATAAAAATAATATCTAACAATATAATATATTAATAAACAAATGGATAAAATTACTCCTAATGAAAAAATTAAACGCTTAGAAAAAATAGCAGATTTATCAAAAGCAATTGAAGCAAAGATAAAACTATTACCTGATTTACCAGATTTAAAATTTGATCCTGATATTATTCTTTATGTGTGTGATGTAATAGAAAATAATATAAGACAAAATGAAACTAAATCAATTGATAAAAAAAGTATTGTAATTGGTATATTACAAAAATGCCACGCATTCACACCACCTGAATTAATTATATTAAATAAGATGATTGAGTTTCTTCATTCAAATCATTTAATAAAACAAATTACACAAATTGAGAAAACAAGTTCAAAAGTATTTAATTGGATGATTAAAAAAATTGTTTGAAGTTCTTATAATTACACACTTGATTTTTTTGATTTAAACATTTATAAAAAAGCAAAAATAGAAATTATTACAGATATACTTTTAAAACTTTATGTTAAAAAACATATTGTGATTTTAATTATAGCATTTATATAATATATAAAATGATTTGTCTTAAGTGTAAATTATATTTTAATGATGATTCTATTTGTTGTGATAAATGTTGGAATGAAATAATATTTAGTTTAGTTAATAAATAAAATATGTAATTCAAATATATATAATATAAAATGCATATCTGCTTGTTGTGTAAAATTGATTTAAATGAAGATACAATAGTATTTATAGGAGATAAAACAATTTGTAAAATATGTGATTATAATTTAGAAATGTTTTAATTAATTAATTATTATTAGTTTAATTTAAAAAATTTAATATATAGTATTAATTATATATTAAATAAAATGTCAAAAAAATATAGTGATTTAGTTTTTGGTAAATTAAAAGAAGTTGAAATTAAAGAAATCTTAGAAGGTTATTTTAATACTAAATTAAATACAAGTAGTAAATATGGATTGATTGATTTTTATAATGATGATATTTTTATTGAATTAAAATCTCGTAGAAATACTTATAATCAATACAACACTACGATTATAGGAAGTAATAAAATTGAATATGCAAAATCATTGAATAAAAAAAAATGTTACTTTGTGTTTTGTTACTTGGATGGATTGTATTATATTGAATACTCTAATATATTTGATTCATTTGATTTATGTGAAGAATATATTTTACGAGATGGTAGAAAAGAAATGAAAATAAATTACCATATACCTATTGAGTGTTTAACAAAAATTGATGTCACCGTTTCAATACAAGCAATACGGTTTGATGTATAAATTTTTTTAATTATATTTTATCATATAATTAAAATCATTCTATCAAAGACCTAAAAAACTTTATGATGCTTAATATATTATTTACATCTTATAAAAATTTACATCTTAAAAATAAAAATTCCGTTTTCAAAATTAGTGTATTAAATATTATGATCTAAAAAATATTATGACCTTAAAAATATGTTTGACATCCTAAATTAATTTACATCCTAAAATAAAAAATCCGTTTTGAACATTGAAATGGAAATTAAAAAAAAGGGGAAGAAAAATGAAAAGTCCGTTTTCAAAATTGGTCTATTAAATATTATGATCTAAAAAATATTATGACCTAAAAAAATATTTGACGTCCTAAATTAATT